CTAATGGCCTGAGCTATGTGCAGTTCCCAGTTAGTACCGAGAACAGCGTGGGCGTAGCAACCAGACTGATGCACACATCTGGTCAATGGTTAGAGCAAGAGTTTCTACTGCCGATGGTTAAGCGCGACCCGCAGGCTGGCGGTTCATGTATTACCTACGCAAGACGTTACGGTCTAGCGGCTATGGCAGGTATTCCGCAGGTAGATGATGACGCAGAAGCGGCAATGCTGAGAAGCGACAAGGCAGTTAAGAAGGCCGAGCAGGAAAGCTACGAAGATTCAATCATCGACCTGATGCCAAGCGTTAAGGCTATCAAAGATGGGCTGGCTACTGATGATTTCAGTACAGCAAACGAAGCATGGTCAGAGCTAACCGATACAGAAAAACAACTGCTCTGGAAAGCGCCAAGCAAGGGCGGTGTATTTACTACCCAAGAACGCGCAACAATGAAGACCCCCGAATTTAGACAAGCAAAATAAACTGGAGAATAAAATGAGTACATACGAGCAGAAAGATAACACTGGCGCAATGTTTGTGAACGACAAGAAAGAAAGCGAAACGCACCCAGACCGAAAAGGCAGCGCGTTAATTGGTGGCGTTGATTACTGGGTAAGCGGCTGGGTTAATACCAGCAAGACTGGCACTAAGTATATGAGCTTGAAGTTTAGCGCAAAGGATGAGCAGCAGCAGGCAGCACCACAAGCCAAAGCAGCTCCAGCACCTACAGCAGAGTTTGATGAAGACATACCGTTTTAGAGTTAAATCCCCCCCGCGAGGGGGGGAACCAACAGGAGAAAGACCAGCGCTAGCCGGTCAATAACAATATATCACAACTGGAATAATAATATGCAACTTATAGACGCAGGAAAGGCCGTTAGAGCCGCGCAAGCAAATGCCAGTATATCTAACGCAGAACTCTCTAGAATCGCTAAGACAAGCCCACAGCAGGTTATACGGTGGAGAACGCAGCCTAACATGAAGCTGCACACCATGCAGGAACTCTGCGCCGCACTTAATGTAGATGTAGTTGATTTCTTTCGACTTGGAAGATAGTTCCTGTTTTGTGTTTACAAACAGGTTGATGTAGTTTTATAATTAAAGAAGTTATCGGGCTGGAGGTTGGGGAACCTTTTTAAATGAAACCCCAAAGACCAAGTTGACCCTCTTGACACAGCCCTTGAATCCAGTCGGTACTGGCTTCAGGATAGATTAAATATTCGATACGATAACGATTATGCCGAGGAGTTGCTTTAGCCCTCTTATCTTGAATTTTACTTTTGAACAAGTAAAAGGGTTAAAAGTACCTCAATAAATATATATGTACACTTTAATGCGCCTTGTAACCAGATATATGTACACTTAATGGCACTTTGTAAACATATAGAAACAAACCTTTCAAAAAAAACGTGTGAGCGCTTCAGCGTGAACCAAAGGAGTTAAGAAGATGAACCAGAAACAACGTGTACTCGATTACCTGAGAAGTGGTAACACAATAACCAGCCTAGACGCTTTCCATGAGCTAGGCATTACCAGAATATCCGCTGTAGTGTATAACCTAAAGCGTGATGGACACCACCTGATAAAAGAAAACGTCACCGTCAAAAACAGATTTGACGAAGAATGCACCATTGCTCGATGGACTCTGCCATGCTCTTAAAAACTGGAGAAGAATATCTAGTATCTGATGAGCTGCACCAAGAGCTAATTGATGTCTACGGTGAAGACATGGTGCGGAACGAGTGTTTGGCGATGAAGATGTGGCTACTTACTAACCCTGCTAAACGCAAAACAAAAGTCGGGATGCCTAAGTTTATCAATAGCTGGTTATCCAGAACTAAGAAGACTGGCGGTATGTCCCCCTTTGTTCCTAAGATAAATGGCCTAAAAAGTGACTTTGCTATTATTGATGACTCAATTAGGGGCAGAACCTTAGAGTGTTCACTGACAGACATTACATGGGTAGAGCCACACGAGAAAGAGGCGCAGAAGCAATATTACCTGACTACCCGCGGCTTTTATTTCGATGGCGGCAACGAGGTGAAATATGCTTAGAGTACAACATCCAAACTCAAGAAAGATTGCAATCAAATATTCCTACGCTGGAAGGAATACAAAGCTGAAGTCTGGGGAGAAGTACACATTACCCCATCTGGCTGAGGTCGCAGGCATTAACGCCAAGACGCTACACAGCAGACTCAGGGCAAAGCAGTGCAAGGTCATTACTGATTACGATTTAAGGGTGGCAAAGGCAGCCTATAACAATGAGACAGACAAGCCTTTTGAATCACGCCTTGAATCTCAGGAAGCTATAACCAGCCAAAAGTGGTTATCGAGGGCAATAGTTTGAATTTATATTTGATTGATGAGCCAGCAGTTATCAGCTTCAGTGGCGGCAGATCGTCAGGGTATATGCTCTACCATATCTTGAAAGCGCACGACTTTAAGCTACCATCCTATGTGAAGGTAATATTTGCCAACACTGGGAGGGAGATGCCGCAAACCTTAGACTTTGTAAGAGATTGCGCGACCAACTGGGGCATAGATATAGTTTGGCTTGAATACACTGGCAAGAAAGCCTTTAAGGAAGTTACGTACGATACAGCAAGTCGAGAGGGTGAGCCATTCGCACAGCTTATAACTGACCGCAATTACCTGCCTAACATGATGGCGCGTTTCTGCACCAGTGAGCTAAAGGTTCTGACCATCAACAGGTACATGGAGTGCGATGATTTCCTGACAGTGGTTGGAATCAGGGGTGACGAGCAGAGAAGGGTTGCCAAGATGCGTAGCAAAGAAAATTACGCAGTGCCACTGGCTGACGCAAATGTAGTGGAAGAAGATATTGATGCGTTCTGGAAGTCGCAGGATTTTGATTTGGCACTACCACCAGCAGGAGTGAACACTCTCAGCAATTGTGATTTGTGTTTTCTGAAAGGTTACAGCATTAAGCAATCTATTGTTGAACATAATCCCTCTATGGCTGACTGGTGGGTGGCTCAAGAAAAGAAAATAAACGCTAGATTTAGAAATGACCAGCCAAGCTACGAAAAGATGCAAATCATAGCCAGCGACCAAGGCCAGCTTTTTGATTTTGATAACGAAAGCATTTCTTGCTTTTGCGGAGATTAATTTGAGCGATGCCGATAGTGTAAAAGTGTATCGAGCCGAGGAAATAGATGTTCGGCTCAGGTACATTGCTGACCGCCTCAAAGATTGGGACTATAACAAGCCCTGCGCTATCACACTAAAGCCATACAGCAACCCCCGAACAATCTCTCAGAACGCTATGTTCCACTCTTGGTGCAGATACCTAAGCGCAGCAGTTAATAAGCGTGATGCATCCTACACTGAGGAAAATGTTAAGCTATTACTGAAACAGTTATTTCTGGGCACTGAAGAGGTTAAGGTTGGAAAGACAATCATTAAAGACCAGCTTAGGCAGACCAGTAATTTAGATACTGGCGAGATGCACCACTTTCTAAATCAGGTTTACGAGTGGGCTTTTGATTTAGGCTTTAATTTGCCTATAGACCCGCAGAGCGAATATAGAAAACTAAACCAACAACAGGTGAAATAATGGACAGGATTGACCCCCGCAGTTTATTGGAGTTTGCAAGAAGCGAATCACAGACCAGAGTTTTAGAGGCGGTTATCCAGCATGGCTCCAACAATAAGGCAGCCGATGCACTGGGACTGAACAGACGCGGCATTGATAAGACTATAAAACGCATCGAGGGTTATGCCGCAGCTAAGGGAGTTGCACCACACCGCGACCTAGTACACCAGACCGCCGAGGGCTTTGATGCCAAGCGAGTATCCACAGCATATAAAGAAGATGGCTCCGTAGCCTTGCAGTGGGTGATTCAAGAGCCGCAAAAGCAGAGCATGAAGCAGCGCCTAGACCTGATGATTGAGGGCGTTAAAGAAGACCTTGATGGCTTTAAAGCCCCCGCCCCTGCACCTGTAGAAGTATCTGATGATTATCTTGCTATGTATATGATTGGCGACCACCACTTTGGAATGCTGGCTGACAGCGAATCTAAAGTTGATGATGACGATTGGGATATAAAAATTGCCACTGAGATTTTAATTGATGCCACCGACCGACTAGCCAACCGCGTAGGTAATGCCAAGACAGGTGTATTGCTTAACGTGGGTGATTTCTTTCACGCTGACAGCAGCTTTAACACCACCACTAAGGGAACGCCAGTAGACGTAGACACACGCATTGGCAAGACCTTTAAGCTGGCAGGCAGGCTATTTAACATCCTAATAGACAAGATGCTACAGACGCACGAGAAAGTTGTTGTAGTTAATGTGCGCGGCAACCATGACTATGATATGGCCTGTCACCTGTCTAGCTGCTTGGAGCTGCTTTACAGCAAAGAGCCAAGGGTTGAGATTGTCCAGAACTACAGTAAGTTTATATCCTACCAGTGGCACAACAATCTATTCGTGTTCCACCATGGCGACCGCATAAAGCATGAGCAGATTCTTCAGACAGTGATTAAGAACCTTGACGACGAATGGGCAGAGTCAAAGAACCGATACTGCCACCTTGGACACATTCACCACCATGTAGCCAGAGAGGTGGGTTCTATGCACTTTGAACACTGGGGCAGCCTTACAGCTACCGACCAATGGCATAGTGACTCAGGCTACGGTGCAGAGCGTTCTATGACAGCAGTGGTCTACCACAAAGACAGCGGCGAAGATTCCCGCGTTAAAATTAAGGTGGAGGGATGAGCAATGTTACGAAGTTTCCTACTCGCACCGTTACTCTTACTCGCTTATATTGTGAGGACTGCGCTCTTCCTCTTACTTATTGGCTTGGGACTGATGGGGACGCTTATGGTCTATGCCCACGGTGTGACCTGCAACATAGTGAAGAAATTGAAATGAACGCTGAGGAGACACTGCAATGAGCGCACTAAGTAAACAGACTGGCGGCAGCCATTACCAGCTTGCCATCCAGCCTATCGAGTACATCTACAAGAACAGCTTGGACTACTGCGAGGGCAACGTGGTTAAATACATCACAAGGCATGGCAGCAAGAATGGAGCTGAGGACATTCGGAAAGCCATACACTATTGCGAGTTACTACTGGAACTAGAATATGGCGAAGAAAGGTAGAAAGAAAGCCACAGTCGCGCAGGAAATGGAGAAAGCAGCAAAGCTCTTGCAGCGGCTGGTTAGGCTAAAGGCAGCAGATGACAATGGCTACGCCCAGTGCGTTACCTGCGACAAGGTAGACCACTATAAGAACCTTCAAGGCGGTCACTTTATACCCCGCCACAGAACCATCTTCAAGCTAGCAGAATTTAACATAAATCCACAATGCCCCCATTGCAACTGCTGGGGCATGAAACAGGCTCACTACGTTTTGCGCTATCGACAGTGGATGGTAGACACCTACGGCGAAAGGCGCGTAAAAGCGATGGAAAGGATGGCATGGCGACC